CAACGCCGCTACCGCCGCCATCATCTCAGCTTGGATCGCCGCTTCTCTTGGATCGTTAAGAACCTTGTCCTCATCCAGATCCATACTCGCGGCAAGCTCTCGTAGTATGTAATCATACTTAACAAATGGAGCCATGCTGGGGTTTCCTGTCATCTGCATAAACTGCAACAGACGCTGGGAACGTACCTCGTTTCGCATTAGGCTTTCTGTACCTTTGGCTACGACATCGAGATCCCCTCTAATAGATTTATCGAAATTGAACTGCATGTTGAAGCTAAACAAAGATCGGCCGAGAGGTGCCAATAAGTAATCATCAACATTGCGTACAACGGCCTTAATGTTCTGTGCCGCCGCGCCCATAAGCATAGACATACCAGATGCTGTTCTACCAACACCCATAACGCCTGTACTACCGTGGGCAAAGGAAGGCATACCAGTAGCTTCATCCGCTAACTGTCGTGCCTTATCAAAAACTTGTATACATTCACCTGTCACGTTCGGGAACTTCGTACCAAAGATGGCTTGTCCCGGCGCACCGGCTTGTCGCCTAAACACCTTGCCCGGATAAACTGACATGTCTTGTCCCGGTACTAGGTTTGTTTCATCAATCTCAATCAAGAGGTTAGATGATAATGCGGCGTTATCTACAGCAAGACGCATGAAACCATTCATGATCTCTTGTGTATCTTCCATGTTCTCAGCCAGACCAATACCAAAGAAGGAGTAAGGATTTAGCTCGTAAGGAACTGCGTGATATGGAATGCGGGTTGGAGTGAACGGGTTAATTACCAGACGGATGACTTGACCATTACATACCCATGCGTTGATCTGCACTTCGTCTTGATCTTCTACTTCTTCTGGTAACTCTAATTCAGCTTCTTCAGCTATGTCGGAATCTACAACACCCCAGTACTCAAGTACTTCGTAGCGTTCAATAGACGATGACATATCGCTGTCTTCTAATGTGTCCTCCCAATAGTGTGGAGTGTAACTGGGGCCGAAATCAAGCGCCTCATCAATTGCATCCGGTCTAAAGAAAGGACGTTTTTTAAGGGCTCTCAGTTGAGAGCGGTTTAGACGGTGACGTTCAATAACGTACTCCGCCTCTGCCATATTCCTTGCATCTGGGTCTGGGTAAAAGTTCCAAATACTCACAGATTCGACTTTAGGAATAGTCCTGAAAACTGGGTCATACGTTCCTTCATCATTCCAATTCGGGTACTCTTTCTGTAGAGCAAATGGGCCTTTAAGAATGCCTGTACCAAACAATGACATTTCAAAAGCAACAGAACGTAGATGTTTGTTTGCTTCAGATTCCTCTAACTGATCATGGATAGTCTTCTCCATTTTCCTAGAGGCTTCTTTTGCTGGCTCAAAGGTTAGAGCCGTAGGTGTTTTACCGGGGCCTTCGCGTAGTTTGTCTTCTACTCGGCCAAGTTGGTCTTGGTAGGGCCCGGATCTTTTTAATAATTCTGGTCGTGCAATAGTAGGGTTTTTAGATCCACTACCGCCAGTAAGCTCATTTAACTTATCCTCAGTAACTTCTTTTGGATCAAAGTGCATAGGGCCACTAACACCCAGAGGCTTGTAACTAGGCTCAATGCCAATAGGAAACTTACTCCCTGCAAAAAGCACATCGACAATCTGAGCATAGGCCGCAAGAACTTTGGTCTTAGTGATTTTGATAAACGCCTGACTCTTTTCCTGCTCCGTGAACTGAACGTCTGGGCCATATAGGCCACGGTAATTCCTATAAGAAGTAAGCCATCTTGTTTCATCCGACTGCCTCGCATCGTTTGATCGGTTATACCTACCTTCGATCCATCCAATTAATCCGCCCAGAGACGCATTATCCTCGGGCGTACCATCTTCTAGTCCGATTGAGGCTTCTTCTAAATTTATATCTTCTGGTCGATCTACAATTGCCATTTATTTAGTATCCAAATTTACGACTCGCGGGTCTCCAAGTCTGAGTATTTTTTTGACCCCAGTCATCAAAAGGGGAAGCGGCGCGTGGCCTAGACATGACGCCATAACGCACGGAGTCATAGGTGTGGTCACTGCGGTATCTCACGTCAATATCGTCCCCACCCTTGGGGTCGCTGGGAATGACGGGAAGATCTGCAATAATTTGGCGGCAGTTATTAAAAAATACGATGCCGGGGGTTTCTGCTTCTTCGTCATATTTGAGTAGTTCATGAAGTCGGTTCTTACCCGCTACTCGGGCTCCCGCACTTCTGTCTGATGGTCGCCATCGGCATCCCATCGAAATCATTTCTTCTGCTATGGACGGGCCAATCTGCCCTCTATTATGCCAGCATGAAGAATCTAGTATACCATAACTTATTTGTTCACCTACTTCAAGCTCTAGTACAGCTTTAGCTAAATCTTTACCAGTGTGCTTACTAACGTATAACTCTCGGTAAACTATGAGAGTTTCGTATGCTGGGTCTATAGCGAACCAGTGTACGGCTGAGTAGGATGAGTAACCATAATCACAAGATCTAAATCTACGCCACTCATGAGGTATTTCAAATGGATCTACAATGTGTGTGTTTGGCCTAAACTCCGAAAATGCCGCGCCGTCTGCGACGGCCCAATCGCCTTCCAGAAGTTGCCTTCTTTGCATCTCAGGGAGCGATAGAAGGTTAGCCTCGTAGGAACCCTCTGAATGCAAATACGGGTTATCTTTAAGTGTGGCCGGTATAAATCGTCTATCAAAAAGAGCTTGTCCTGCTTTGTCGTGACCTTCCGGGTAGGTTAGTGTCTCGCCCGTCTCCAAGTCCTTCGCAGAGAACGAAACGCCAGCCGGGCTCGGATCCACAAACATCTGCTTAACCCACGAATGGCCGGGGCCACCCGGGTTCGTAGTAGCTCGCATAAATATCGGTAAGCTGGGGTCAGTGGTTCTAAGACGTGATCGCATATAATTCCATGCAAACGGCGTAGAATGTTGCGTAAGCTCGTCAAAGCCAATGTAACTGAATGCTTGGCCTTGGTAACGTAATACATCATCTTCTCTCTCTAGGTAGGTCATCCATAATCTAGCTCCGCTAGGGAATACCCACTGTGACTTCTTTTCTTGCCACTTTGCGCCGGGGAATGCCGCGACGTACATTTCTTGGGACTTCCAAATTAGTTCTCTTAGTTCGTCATTAGTACGTCTAAGGATTAGTCCATTGAAGTTAGCGTTTGAGAAGTACCGCATCGGATCTGCAAGCAGTCCTATACTTTTACCTCCACCGGCCGCTCCGCCGTATAACACTTCTCTTTCCGATGCCGCGAGAAATTCTGTTTGCGGCCCCGGGTTGGGTGAGAAGATAACTGTTTGTTCTTTTGGCTTTGCAGTAAAGTCGAGTGTATCGCTAAACTGCTGTGCTGTGGGTGCGACTGGGGTGGCTTCTTCCTGTCCACTTATCGCATCAATCTTTTTCTTAGTGACGGTAAGACTTCGTTTAGTCGCCGCCTCTCTCTTTTTAAGATCGCGTAACTCCCGCTCTTCCTTAGTCTTCGGTGCGTTTTTGCGCTTGCGCTTGGCAAGCTGTTTAACCCGAGGATTCTTATCGCCCCTGTTCCGTTTCCATATATTGGCTAAACCTTGGTGAGATACTTCGTGCCCTGAGTTCTCACTCAGCCACCTAGCGGCCTCACGATAGGAGTTGCCATCATCAAGGAAGTCCATCGCTTTTTCAATAAAGCCAATTAGATTCCAATCTGGAACGGCTAGTAAAACATCATCTTCGCTTACTTGGTACCCGTAGGGTATCTTAGATGTTTTATTAGGTCGTTTCTTATCAGGCCAATTATTCGGTTTCGTCATCGGTTGGGGACACCTGTTTCGGTGGTAAAATAAATACTCCCCCTTCTGGCCCTTTAATCTCTATCTGTTCTTTCTTTACTAGGCCGGTTCTATCAAGAATCTGAGTAGCCGCCGCCACCGCATTTCTTGCCCCCATAGCTCCCGGATCATTCAATACGTCTACCATGCTAAAAGTAGCCTTCGGCGCATTCATCGCCAAAACCATACTAGCACGGTCTACTATCTCGTCACGCAACGGGCCAACAACCTCATTGATACGAGTATTATGCGAGTAGCCAGCCGAAGTCATGGCTTCACGGATATTACCCCGAGCATCGCCACAAAGAGCTTCTAGGAAGGCTTCTTGCATTTTAGTTAATTCTTTTTTGTCAGTCATTTTGTGCCTGTTGAGGTATGCCTTCGGCATTACGAAGTGCTTCAATTGTTCCTAGTCGGATAGTGATAGCCTGTACTTGATCTTGTATCTGGCGGAGATCTTCTACGTCTCTCTCTACACCCTCTATTAACATATCCTGTCTAGCATCAGCCGGTAAGCTACCAAGCTCACCTCTAGGCCATTTGATACGAAACTCATTGTTCTGCGCTATCTCCATCTGGCTTTTATCTAGGCTGTGTTCTAATACGTTTAATCTTTCCTGTACGGAAAAATACGCCATCGTCGCAACTGAGGTTGCTATGATCATTGCTATTAAGTTGCGGATAGGGATGGTAATAGCCGTAGAGTCATTAACCTCTACCATTTCTTGCAAGACCAGTACCTAGCCGTCATCTTATCTTTAGCCGTTTCACACTTGTGGCGCGCACGGAAAGACTTACGAGCTTTCGGGTTAGACTTACGGATCTTCATGTCCGGGTCGCCAAAACGAATGACCTTTTCTTTGCCATCCTGACAGGCCTTGACCACAAACTTCTTGCTACCGCCTGAAGTACGTCGAGGTTTATTGCAAGCCATCTTGGACTTGTCTACGCGCTTAGTAGCCATAGCTACTTCTTCTTTTTGCGAACAGACTTACCGTAAGATGCTTCTACTAACTCCCCACGCTTATATTTCTTTCCGCCCTTCTTATCTTCTTTTTCGAGCTTATCTTCGCGCTTTTTTTGCGCCATGCCACCAGAGCTATAAGCCATCTTAGGCTTCTTCTTCTTTACGGCTTTTCCACGGCTTGCTTTTACTTTGTCAGCATCTTTATTCACGTCGAGTTTCTGGAGACCGTCGCCGATCTTCATGAAACCACCTGAATTCATTTTTACTTTGCCACTGGATTTAACAGAGGCCCCACAATTTGCATACTTCACTTAGTTCTCCTCCTACTTGGATTTTTTCTTCGAGCGTACTTTCGCCGCTTTAGTATTAGATACGGATTTCTTACCTTTGGCCGCGCCAGCCTTCTTCTTTCGGGCGGTAGCGGCTCGTTGAGCTTTCGTAAGACTTTTCGCTTTTTTTTCTGGAAGGCATCGATCAGGCTTCTTTTTATTCTTGCTAGTGCCGCACGGGCCTTTGATACTCCCATCAGTACCAATCCGTACCCACTTCTGATCTACCCACTTCTTTAACTCGCCCATTACTTCTTCTTCTTTGCTTTGGACTTCTTAGCGTAGCTAGGATCCTTACAATATTTAGAAGCGGCCATATTTGCATAGGCACTAGGGTAAGTGTCGAAAGTGCGTTTAGCCCAAGCCTTCCCCGAAGCGCAGATTTTGTTTCCTGCCTTCGTTTTGGAAGTCGAGTTCTTTCGCCGGGTCGTTTTCTTCTTTGCTGTCGGCATAATCGTATTCGTAAAATTCTCTATAGCCTCGGAAGACTGTAGCTTCTGATCTAGCTTGTTCCGGGGTGATAAGACCTTCTTCTAGAAGGTAGCGTCGGACTTCTGGTAAAGTTAAGTGGACGCCTGTAGCCGCTTCTATCGCGGCTCTTATGTAAATTAGATTGATTGTATTTTTATGAGATGACATTTTAAGTCTGGTATTTGTTATAGCATTACTACGGCGCAATTGCAACACCTGAAATACCGTAGTTGAGGTAATTAATAGGGCCGGAGTATTGACTGGTTAGCAAATTCATGCTAAAATGATCAGGCGTTCGCCGGGCGGTACATATACTATTTAGTAGTACCGGTAGGGGGAGTCTTCTTAGGTTCTTTCTTAGGTTTGTTACCAAAGATAGCATCGTAGTTAGAAGAATACTTCTTATGGTCGGTAGGACGTTGCTTAGATCCCTTACCCATAGTTCACACATTCCTGCCATGCAGTGTGAGGACAAGTATCCCGGTGAATTAGGCGATTAAGATAGATGGAGTTCTTACCATCGTAGTCTGCACACTTCTCAAAGGTTACGGACATATCTTCTAAGCAGACCAACGCAAATATATCACAGTCACCCGCTTCGTATTCACGGAATGTGGTGGTCTTACCCTTTCTAATACTATAGAGCCGCGCACCTGTCGCGGCTTTTTTCGTTTTAACGTCTACACGAATTACGCCAGCATCATTCGGAAGCATTACGAGCAAGTCATAGCCACTTCCGGCCGTGTGATGTACCTCGTAACCATACCCGGCTACTACTGCGGCAACTAAATGCTCTCCAATACGTCCAACTTGGGTCGCATCTAACGGGCCCATGAGATTAGGGTTAAATAATGGTTTAGAATTCATCAAATAGATCTTCGTTGTGTAACTTGCCTTCCATCAGGCCAGCAATATCACGAAGATTGTGAGAATGACGGTCAAGTTCATGTGCAATAAGGTAAAGCTGGTTATAACCGGCCGCACCTTGGTCTTCACGGTAGAAATCAATCAAATTATCGATTATCTGCTCGAACTCAATCCGTATTTCGACGGATTCGTCACTTTCATCAGGGAAGATATAACTTACTACGAAGAAACGCCCGTCGTTGTCTACTTCTAGATCGTTTTCAACTAGTAAAGGTAATTCAAGCGTCGCGGTATCGCTAGGTAAGCTCATAATTTAGTCCATTTAAGGAAAATACTCCAACAATTGCTAAAGTCATACCCAATATTATTAAATTACCTTAGTTAAGTCAATACTTTGGCGCAATTAAGTGCATTATTATTACACTAATAGGCGCATATTATTGCTTGTTGACAGAACGTGTACACAAAACCCCCAAATATCGACACGAAAACCTACTATGTTTACAAATGGAGTCCGTAGGGGTCTCGACCTCGTTGACAATACCTATTTTTCCAAATTCGGTCAGGGTTGTATACGGTAACGGGTACCCCCCGGGGTGGCAGTCGCGCCCCCCGTAGGCCCCGCCGTTGCTAGGTTCTAGCCGGTTCGGCCACTAGCGCGACCACTGGCCCGAGTAAAGCCCCGGCATTGCTGGCGATTGCACGGCCCGGGCTCATAACGTAACGCTAGGCGCTGGATATATCCGGCCCGATTGACCGGCGCGCCCTATTGACGAACGCACCACGGCCGAGGGCGGGGCGGCCCGGTGCATGTTATCCGCCCACATTAACGCCTAAGCCCCGAACGGTTGCCGGGTGGTGCTACCCTACCGGCCCGGATTAAATCCCGGCTATGGGCTCGACAATGCGCCGGGTAAACACCGGGCAAAAAAAACCCCGGACAATGCCGGGGCTGGTTTCGGTTAGTTTATCGGGGCCGGTTAGTCGGTGAGATACTCGGCGGCCGTGGCGTATACCTTGGCGCAGTCGGTGCCGTCATAGTTCGGCCAGTGCCCGGCCTCGACCATTTCGCAATGGTGAACGGCGGCCCGGATCTCGTCGTTAAAGTCAGCGCGGCCCACCATGCCGAGAGCGATAATAAATATCGCCCCGACTAGGATGTAAGCAAGGCGGCCCATTATGCGGCCACCGATAGGAATGCGTCCGACTCGATCAGCTTTGCAACTTCACGCTCCCGGGCGTCCAATGTAATCGCTGTATTATCGACGTTGCCCGAATTGCGAACCCCAAACAATTCGCTGTTATGGCTGGCGTAATTAGTCAAGGCCGAGTAAAGGGCCCAAACCGAACGGCCCCGGGCGTCGGCCTCGCGCTCGAATTGTTCCATCATTTTCTTAACCTTGCGACCGGCCATATTGTTTGCATTCAAAACCGCCTCGGCCTCGGCTGGCGTGATTTGTTTGCTGGCCCATTGTTGCCACGTTCTAACCCGGGTTACGTATTCCGCGCATTGTTGTTCGATAAACCCGGCGAATATTGCGGCCGAATACCCCGAGGTATGGCGGGCGGCCTTTTTATTCATTTCGCCGCTAGTACAGCCATTTGTACACCATAGATCCTCAGCACCGGCAAAGCTGGCGGCCTTAATATGGAAACCGGTTTTGTGGAACCGGCGCAATTTGTCCAGCTAGATAAAACAATAGGGCAAGCTGTCACCCGCTCGGATAATGGCGAGGCGCTCGGCGTAGTCGGGGCCCGTTATGGTATCGCACCCAATGGCCCTATCTATCAAATGATGACCGAGGGGGCCGAATCGGCTTTGCCCCGCCATGCATTGCAAGGCGTCCAGCTTAAAGAATCGGCCAGCTATGGCGGCCAGTTTACCCGGATTGAATTATTGTTTGATGGGCTCGGCGCGGATATCCGCCAGCTAAACGGATCCAGCACCCAACTATTATTTAAAATCGGTTTAACTAATAGCTTTAATGGATCCGG